ATGAAGTCTATTCCATTATTTAAATCTCATTACAGCATCGGTAAATCTGTACTAACCTACAAGGCCGAAGATGCATCCAAAGACAATGAGCCAGACTCTATTGTCGACATCGCCAAATCTAGAGGCATGGAAAGGGTGTTTTCGGTCGAAGACGGTATGAGCGGTTTCCTTGAAGCCTACTCAAACCTAAAATCTTCTAAGATAGGCTTGCATTACGGACTTAGGATTACTGTATGCAATGACATTTTAGACAAGACCCCAGAGTCTTTAACCAAAGCTTGCAAGTTTGTAATATTTGCCAGAAACACTCACGGATACAGACTTTTAATAAAACTATACAGTATAGCAGCTAAAGAGGGCTTTTACTACGAACCAAGATTAGACTACAAAACAATCAAATCACTGTGGGATAAAAAGCACCTAAAGCTATGTGTTCCATTTTATGATTCGTTTTTATATTATAATACCCTAACTACATCTTTATGCGTCCCTGACACTAACTCGATACCTCTTACGTTTTTTGTTGAGGACAATAACCTACCTTTTGATCACATACTTGAGTCGAAAGTTAGAGAGTTCGCAAAGGATAGAGGCGAGGTAGTAAAAACAAAAAGCATTTACTATAAGAATAAAGCTGACTTTAAGACGTACCTTACTTTTAGATGCATTAGCAAGAGAACAACTTTAAGTAAGCCAAATTTAGACCATATGTGTTCTGACGAATTTAGCGTAGAAAGCCTAGATGAGAAAATTCAAAATAACTGACACCGCTCTAGACAGAGCTAAAGCCAGAGCCGCCAAGCTACCGCTTTTAAATAATTCTATACGCAAAGGAGAAGGTTCTCTAGTTGCATATATAGGCGAAGAAGTTGCGAAGGCTGTTCTAGGTGGAGAAATAGAGGATACCTACGACTACGACTTAGTCTATCATAACCCCTGTTCTGGCAAGTTTACGGTCGATGTTAAAACTAAAGAAAGAACTGTAGAGCCTAGGCTAAATTATAACTGCACTGTTGCAGACTTTAACACGAAGCAAAAATGCGATGAATATGCCTTTATAAGCGTTTTGAATGATTACAGCTACGCTTGGTATCTAGGAAAAATCAGCAAGCAGGATTTCTATGAAAGGGCAAGGTTTTACAAAAAGGGCGACTTAGACCCCGAGTCTCCCCGAAGCAAAAACTTTTACTTCAGAGCAGACTGTTATAACATCCCAGTAAGCGACCTAACATAATGCACGAAGAACTTTTAAGATACGATAAAGACAAAGAGTTTTTATTTATAGATTGCGAGACCTTTAATCTCTGCCTAAATGAATGCCATAATTTACCTTGGCAGATAGCAATGATAAGATACAAGGGTAACAAAATAATAAAAAGCTGGGATATAAATATAAAGTGGGATACTAATTTAGAGATCGGAGAGGAAGCCGCAAGGATAACTAGGTTCAACAAAAAAGACCACGAACGAAAAGCCATAGACCACGCACAAGCATTTAGTATTATTTCAGAGCAGCTCGACTCATGTGATTTTGTAGCTGGTCACAACTTACTTGGCTTTGATCTATATTTACTAAAAAGTTATTATAATAAAATGGGTAGATGTTATAAGCATTTAGTAGATAAAATAATTGACACTCTATCTTTAGCCAAAGGTATTAAGTTTGGCATACCATACAAGAAAGAAGAATGCTCTCTTATTGAATATCAGTATAAAATGTGTCACACATTCAAAAAAGGCGTTAGAGCTAATTTAGCTGCCCTAGGCAAAGAGAATGATATAGAACACAACTACGACAAACTGCACGACGCATTAGTTGATTTAGAGTTAAACATAAAAGTTTGGGATAAGTTAAAATGGAGGATTGAAATATAATGTCTCTTGATTTTGTTTACGACTTAAAAGATAAACTAGAAAACGGTGGCTACGATTACTTCATAGTATCTATAAAAAAGTCAGAAGATAATTCTTGTGATAAATCGAATGTATTCTATCGCCTCTCCGACAACGACTCAGTAGAGTCACTCAAAAACGTATTAGACAGGATAGGTTTAAAAGAAGGTAAAAGAAATGAGTGAAACTTTCGTAAAAGATTTTAGGCCAATAAAAATAGATATGCACGGGGTAAGGCTCCCCGAGTTCTCGGTAGAGGAGAATAAGGCTAACGTAGATAACCTGACTTTTTTAACTTCTATTTGTTATGAAGGTTATGAGAGAAGGATGAAGCTTTCTCAGTTAGACCCCTCTAAAGCTGAAGAATATGCAGACAGAACTAAATACGAATTAGAGACATTAAAAGATTTAGGCTTTGTTGATTATATATTACTTGTTTGGGATGTACTTAATTACTGCCGTAAAGAAGATATACCAGTTGGGCTAGGAAGAGGCTCTGCTGCTGGCAGCTTAGTCTTGTACTTAATTGGAGTCACTGATGTTGATCCAATTAAATATGGATTATTCTTTGAGAGATTTATTTCTAAGACTAGGGCGAAAAAGAAAATAGTAGACGGCATCACTTACCTTGACGGAGAGCTGATGTGCGATGTTGATATCGACGTATGCTACTACAATAGAGGTAAAGTCCTAGAATTTCTTGAGACCAAGTTCAAAGGCAAGACTGGCAAAATCTTAACTCTTAACACATTGAGCGGCAAACTGCTTATGAAAGAGTGCGGCAAGATAGTAGCCGAAAAAGATGAGACAGAGATGAATGTCGTCTCCTCGCACATACCTAAAGTTTTTGGTAAAGTTAAAGATATTGAAGAGGCTAGAGAAGAATCAGAGCCATTTGACTCTTGGTGTGCAGACAATCTTGAGACTTACAATATAGCTTTACGTCTTAGAAACTTAATCAAGAATAAAGGCTCTCACCCGTCTGGCATTTTATTATCATACGACGACATAGAGAACTCTTGTCCAACAGAGCTTACTTCAGATAAAGACATAGTATCGTCTTACGATATGAACTGGGTATCCTTGTATAATGTGAAGCTCGACATACTTGGACTTAGAAGTGTTTCGGTCGTAGACCAAGCCTGCAAAGAGATAGGTATAAAAGTAACCGACATAGACCTAGAGGATGTATTTATATACCAAAAGTTACAAGACCTTAAAACTCCTCATGGATTATTCCAAATTGAGGCCGACACAAACTATAGAGTCTGCCAAAAAGTAAAACCAAAAAATTTAGAACAACTCAGCGCTGTACTCGCCCTAGGTAGGCCGGGGGCTTTGTCGTTCGTAGATCAATACTCAAACTTTTCTAACAATGATGTTTATGAAGCTATCCATCCCGTTTTTGATGATATCCTTTCTACTACTGGCGGTGTTTGTTTATATCAAGAACAGATGATGCAAATGGCGCACAAGATCGGCTTCACACTTGATGAAGCGGAAATCTTGCGTCGTATCGTAGGTAAAAAGAAAGTAGCAGAGGTCAAAAAGTGGAAGAAGAAAATCGTAGCCAAAGTTAAAGAAAACAATTTAGCGCCCGAAGTCAGCGACGTGCTCTGGAGCGTTTTAGAAGATTCGGCTAACTACTCTTTTAATAAGTCCCACTCTATTGCTTACGCCTCTCTAGCTGCTGCTACCATTTACCTCAAGTTTAAACACCCGAAAGAGTTCTTCTTGTCTTTATTGAAGATGACTCGACACGAGCCAGACCCAATCAAAGAAATATCTAAAATAGAAAAAGAGCTAAGCTACTTTAATATCAAGTTGCTTGCCCCACATATAACTAAGTCTCAATTAGACTTTAGTATCGAAGGCGATAATATCAGATTTGGCTTATTGTCCATTAGAGGTATATCCGATAAATCTATCGACCGACTGAATAACTTTAAAAACGAGTACGCAAACAAATATGAAATATTTCAGTCAGCCAAAGAAGCTCTTTTAAACATAGGAACTCTATGCGCCTTGATACAGGCTGGAGCACTAGAGGGGTTCAGGCAGAGTAGAACTAAGGTTGTATACGAAGCTCAGTTATGGAACATACTTACTGAGAAAGAGAAACTGCTGTGCATGAAGTATAGCGAAGGCTCTGACTACGATCTAGTAGCCCTAGTAAAAGCCTTGAGCGAGAAAAAAGACGACAAGGGAAAGCCTTTAATTAGGGAATCAAGAATACAAACAATTAAAAAGAAGTGCGCCCCTTATAAAGACATTTATAGCCAAAATAGAAAATCAGAAAGCTTTGCTAACTGGTATTACGAAAAACATTTATTAGGATATACCCACGGCAGAGAGCTGAGAGACATCTTTAAAGATAAAAGGCCGGGATTAACTAGCATTAAAGATATAGAAGAATCTAATAAAGGCAGAAGAGTAGAGTTTATAGGCATAGTTGAAGAAAAG